GAGAAGTATGTTAGTGGGTGTTGCCGATTCCCTCCTCTCGTCAAGTAAAAACATTCCCTTTCCCTAATTTAATTACATACTGTTGCATTAATGTCACACTTAATACTTAACCATATGGTTTAACGTTGAACTACTTTGGTTATTATAATGGTTTAACATTGAACTATCTCCTATGCATTACACGCATGGCAGGTATGACTAGCCGTAACGGAGTTACATAAGTGGGACCCTAGGGATTGTGTGGAATGATTCGGTGTGGTGGTGTTAACGACACATAAATCCAAGATAAGAAATTACTTTTGAAGATCACATAAATCCCCGTACCGAAGGTACATAAAGACAAGCCGTAACGGAGTTACATAAAATTACTTTTGGTCATGTTACAACAGAGGTCATTTTCCACTGTACCCCCTCAAGTCATTTTCCACTGTACCCCTATGAGCAATAATCCGCTGTCAAGTACAAAAAATATAAAAATAATAAAAAGTATTTGAATAAAAGAATCGTTACTTAACAATCACTTATAAGAAAGTTACAAATTAATTGAATTATTTAGGTATAAAATATCGATTTAAGGCCTATATGTATGTATAAGAGGATAAGAGGATAACTTAAGTTACTACATAAGTTACTACATAAGATTATTTAACAACATGATGATTACAAAAACTTAAGAGTAACTTAAGTTATACATAAGTTATAGTAACATCATGGTTGTCGCTTATTCTTAAATCAATTCCCCCTACTCACCTAGATGAACCTGACCAAATCAGATATGTCAGAAGCGATCAAGCGTTGAGTAGGAGAGGAATATTTATTACCTTCTTAAGAATACCTAAATATTATTAATTATTGTCGTTAAGTAGCGGATAAAATCAATGCAGTAAATACTGCAATGATCCAACACAAAGTAACAGAGCTACGCTCCTATAGAAAGGCTCATCATGGCTAGATACGAAGCACTACCATACAGTAAGGATGTAGAGAAACATATCCTAGGTTGTATCGAGGGTGGAATAGCTATAAAGCAGATGATAGCTTCTATGCAACACTTGCAGTCAGCACCTAAGTCTATGGGAACTCTGTATAAGATATACGGTAGCTTCATAGAGAGTGAGAGAGCTAAGATTAATGGGATGGTTGGTAAGAAGGTTATTGATCAAGCTATGATGGGAGACTTCAAGTCACAAGAACTCTTCCTAAGATCTAAAGGTGGATGGTCGCCTACTCATACAGTTAATGAAGTTGAGCAAGAGATTGACCCTGAACTAGATGTAAGTGCCTCCGACCAGCTCATGTCATTACTAGGATTTGAACCAGATGAAGACCCCGAAGAAGATTAATGCTGATACACTAAGACAGCTAGACCCTAAGAAAGTACAAGAGTTATTCAATAAGCTCGGAGCCGTTAAGGTAGATGAGCTAAAGCACGACTGGAACTTCTGGGGTAGAGAGACACAGTTCGCTCCTGAAGATAAAGATTGGAATGTATGGTTACTTAATTGTGGTCGTGGTTTCGGTAAGACTAGATGCGGAGCTGAATGGGTAAGAGAGCAAGTCAAGCAAGGTCATAAGAGAATAGCTTGCGTAGCTTCTACTAACTCAGATATTGAAAGAGTTATGGTTAAGGGAGAGAGTGGTTTCCTTAATGTATGTTGGAAGGGTGACAAGACACATAAAGGTAAGCCAATGGGTTTTCCTGAGTGGTCACCAACTAAAAGAGCATTAACTTGGGAGAACGGAGCTAAGGTAGAGTTCTACTCCGCAGAGGAACCTGAACGACTACGTGGGCCTCAGTTCTCAGCCGCTTGGTGTGATGAGTTAGCCGCATGGAATAAAGATATAGATACTTGGCAGATGCTTCAGTTCTGCTTACGTCTAGGCAAGCACCCAAGAGTGTGCGTTACTACAACACCTAAACCTACTAAACTAATACGAGAGTTACTCAAGAACCCAAAGGTAGTTGTTACTACTGGTTCTACATTCGATAACTCAGCTAACCTAGCTAGTACTTACTTAACTGCTGTTAGAGAGCAGTACGAGGGAACTAGAATAGGTAGGCAAGAATTGTATGCTGAAGTCCTAGAGGAAGCCGAAGGTGCTCTATGGTCTACTGACATGCTCGACAACTCCCACATCAAACATAAAGACTTACCTGACTTAGCTCGTATTGTCGTTGCACTAGATCCAGCCGTTACTGCTAACGCTGAGAGTGACATGACAGGTATTGTAGTAGCAGGTATAGATATAAACGGTATAGCCTATGTATTAGGTGACTACACTGCAAAGCTCTCTCCTCAAGGATGGGCTTCTAAAGCCATTCAACTCTACCACCAATACGAAGCTGATCGCATAGTAGCGGAAGTTAATCAAGGTGGTGACATGGTTAAGACAACTATTCACGGAGAAGATGAAACAGTCTCATATAAAGCTGTAAGAGCTTCTAGAGGCAAGTACGCTAGAGCTGAACCAATATCAGCGTTGTACGAGAGAGGTCTTGTTAAGCACGTCTCTAATCCCCCTGATGGAGCTTCCCTTAATGAATTAGAAACACAGATGAGAACTTGGGAACCACTAGGTAGAATAGGTTCTCCTGACCGCTTAGATGCAATGGTATGGGCACTCACTGATTTATGTCTTAATGGATGGTCTAAACCTCAATTAACCTTAGCCTATAGTAGTGCCAAGGGATTATCGAAATAGGAACTAAGTACATGGTTAAGAAGCTCTCACAAGGTAAGGCTACACAGACACTTGGTGTCGCTGGTGACAACACACATAATGGTCAGATCAGAGCAGATGAGTTCTTACCTGAGTTACGAGGTCGTAAAGCTGTACGTAAGTACCGTGAGATGCGCGACAACGATGCTACTATCGGTGCTGTTATGTATTCTGTTGAACAGATACTACGTGACGTAGATTTGCACGTCAAGCCTGTGAATGACACACCTGAAGCTAAAGTAGAAGCTGATTTCGTTAAGAGCGTTCTTGATGACATGGATCACACACTAGATGATCACATCTCAGAGGCTCTATCTTATTTGTCGTATGGCTTTGGGTGGTTCGAGGTTATATACAAAAGACGTGTTGGTCCTAATGAGAGATCAGACAAGAAGCACTCTAAGTTCACAGACGGAAGGCTCGGCATTAAGAAGATAGCCGCTAGAGCACCTTGGACTATTAATAAGTTTGATGTCAATCAAAAGACAGGTGATGTACTAGGAATAGAACAATCAGTAGGTCTTATGAATGGCAAGAATTACATACCAGTAAATAAATCATTGTACTACAGGACGACATCAATCAATGGAGATCCAAGCGGTAGGTCTATACTTCGTAATGCTTATACTTCTTATGAGTATCTTAATAATATACAAGCCATAGAAGCTATTGCAGTAGAGAGAGAACTAGCTGGTATTCCAGTAGCTAGAGTACCTGCTGAGTATCTATCACCTGACGCTTCTTCAGCTCAGGCAAGTTTTGTTGGTAATCTACAACAGATCTTAAGAGATGTTAAGTTCAATGAACAAGGTTATATAATACTACCTTCTGATACTTACCCTGATAAAGATGGTGTTGCTACTAGCACACGCTTAGTTGACCTAGAGTTAATGGCATCTAGTGGTAAGCGCAACATAGACATCAACCCAATTGTTAGCCGTTACCAGCATGACATAGCTCGTAGCGTCTTATCTGAGTTTCTTCTACTTGGTTCCTCTGGCGGCTCCTATGCGCTATCCAAGTCTAAGACAGACCTGTTCCTCCGAGCGTTAGAGAGCTATATACAAGCTATCGTTGACGTGCTTAACAAACAACTAGTTGAGCGTCTTTGGCAGTTGAACGGTCTGAACTATGACCTAATGCCTAAGATAGAAGCTGGTGATGTCGCTCCTCACGATCTTAAAGAGGTTTCTGCATTTCTACGTAACCTAAATGGTGCAGACATTAACGTATCAGCTCACCCTGAGATTGTAAAAGATCTTATGAGTATAGCTGAGTTAGAGTTTGATGCAGAATCATATAAGAAGCCTGAGCCTGAAGTTGTTGAAGTAGAACCTAAAGAGCCTACAGAGACAGAAAAGCTAGAGCATGAGTTATTAAAGTCTCTAATTAAAGGGGATTAATAATGAAAGCAATTGACCTAGCAATAGTCAAAGCATTACTAGATAGATCCATACCTGAAGTAAGAGACGGAGTAGATGGTCTAGATGGCTCTGAGGGAGCCACAGGAGCTTCAGGAGAGCATGGAGAGCAAGGTGAGCAGGGTCTAGCAGGAAATGATGGTAGAGACGGCTTAGACGGCCTTAATGGAGCTAATGGCTCAGATGGTCTAGATGGTAAGGTTGGTAAGCGAGGCGAAAGAGGTCTTGCAGGTACACACGGATTACACGGATCTAATGGGACTAAAGGTGAAAAAGGTAAAGTGGGCAAACAGGGCTCACAAGGAATTAAAGGCGACAGAGGTGATACTGGTAAAGGTATAGCTTCTATTAGAGTTAATGAAGAGAGTATGCTAATAGTTACCTTCGATGACGGTGACATGACTATAGCTGGTAAGATGCACTTCACTAAAGAGAGCACGGGTGGAGACTATTATACTGGCGCACCTCTAGGATCTTTTGGTATTACAGGCACTAAGATTAATAGTGCTGGTGAGTTAGTTATTCTATGTCCTTGGGGCAAAGAGTTCAACACTGGGTTTACTGGTGGCGGTGGAGCTACTAACGACTGGAT